GTAACCTTAGAATTAATCATTTCTTTAGCTTCCCTAACCAATTCTGTTGCTTCCGTAAGTTTTTGAGTTTTATCAAACTTAGTATCTCCCCAAATTGTTAAATCTTCACCAATCTTTTTAAGTTTGCTATTTAATTCATCAATATCTAAGTTACCTTGAATTGGAACTATTTCTTGCGATAGATTTACAATTTGTTCTTCTAAATCCGTCTTACGAGTTTCTAATTCTTTTTTCTCCAAATCCAACTCCCCATACTCAACCTTCTTCTCAGCCAAGTCGGTTTCTTTTTGAGCCAATTCTGTCGTAAAATCAGTACGTTTGAAATTTCTGATAAGAGCGTTCACATCCTTTATGTCATTCGTTGCAGTTTCATACAGCTTATCGAACATATCCAATCCCATAAATTGAGCCAACAAATCCTTTCTCTCCGATTGTGATTTATCAATGAATAGGGCATTGTTACCTTGTAGTGATAATGCAGTCATTACGAAATCCTCATACCTTCCTACATATCCTTCAATGATTTGGTTGGTATCCCTTCGTTCCGTTCCATTAAGTGATTCTCTACCGGTATCACCATCTTTCCAAAAGTCCACATCTACCTTTACGTTTCTTCCCTTATTAATAGTTCTACCCTCTCTACGGATATGATACAATACTCCATCAATAGTGAAATCTAATTGGCAATGGAAATCCGTTTTGCGATTATTCATAATTGCAGCTGCCTTATATGCTCTACTACACTTATCAAACAGGCAAAATGAGATTGCATCAAATAGAGATGATTTACCCTGTGCGTTTGGTGCGAACAATCCCATCAGTCCGTTTACCTTATCAAACTTAATGATATTGTCTTCCCCATAACTGAACATATTGGAGAAGTCAAACTTTACGGGTTTCCAGCTTATGTTTCTTTGTAGTTCTGATGGTTGTACTCTACTATTAATGTCACGATTGATTTTCTCTATCCCAGCTAAGTCCTCCTTTGTAACGAATGGCATCATACGTTCAATATACTCACCTATTAAAGAGTTTTGATGGTTTATATCACTTACACTATCTACTTCCAACCTTGCTTCTCTATCGTTGGTTTTTTTGGTATTAAATGAATCCGTTCTAATGATTGTAAAATCTTCTACACCATACTTTGCCGTAATATCTGCCATCATTCTCTTTGTATCAGCAGTATCGGTATTGGTTATCCTTACTCTTAAACGAGGGAACTTCGGCATATCAGTTACATCCGGCACAATACCACCATCAACATCTAATGTATAGTATCCGTAATCGTTTTTAATATCAATTTCTTCGTAGGTCATTGTATCCAAGTCCCAAGCTAAGAATCCGTGCTTGTCTAAGGTTTCACCAAAGTTTTGTTGTACCAAAGAACCGGCGTACACCACCTTACATCCACTTGGCGATACCATCTCTTGTCTTTTATGAATATCTCCCAATAAGGCTAAATCATATCCATCAAATATATCAGTTGTGAAGTGTCTACTACTAACCACATACCCTACATCGGTTGTAGAGTTATCAACAGGTCCGTGAAATAGTGCAATCTTTTTGTTTCCAAATAGAGTGTTTGCTTTAGGCCAATTATCTTTGTTATCAAATATACTGAATACTGCAAAATCAACTCCACCAATACCATAAACTTGCGTATCTCTTAAATAAGTTAGGTTTGGTAGTTTCAATGCATCAACGATTGGAGTAAGTACATCCATTCTGTCCGCATTGTTCATATTACAATCGTGATTACCAGCGATTACAATTGTAGGACATAGTTTGTTACATTCAGTAAACAACCAACTAATCTCACTCACCAATTCAGGACTCATTTCCAATTTAGCATGAGCTATATCTCCAGCTAAGTAAATAATAGCATCATCAGTTCCTCTTTTCTTAATCTCATCAAACATAGAGTAGAATACTTCTCTAAACTCTTTGTGTCTTTTGATGTTACGGATGTGTATATCCGCAATGTGATAAATCGTTTTTAATCTATTCATATATTATTTAGTTTTGAAAGTACTAAATCATCCCATCCGGTTTCTTTAGCTCCTTTCAATAATTCGTTTACTTTTTCAAATCCCATTTCACCAGCATCTTTATCAGTTGGTATAATATTCCTTACTCTAATCCCATTCTTCTGAAACCATTCCGTATGTTTAGTGGAATCATCAACTGCATCTGAATCTAACATAATTGTTACATCCTTAACACCCTTTTCCATAATTTTGTTTTTCAATTTGCTAAGTAAGAACTTACCTAACAATGGAATAACATTTCTCTTTACTGAAAATGAATCAAACACACCCTCTACCAAAGTTATAGGTTCGTTCCAATTGATTTGATTCTCAAATACAATTACATCTCTACTAATTGGTGGGTTTTTATACTTCATTTTATCATCCTCATAAAAAGAACGTGCCACAAAGTAATTCAGTTCACCACTATCATCATAAGAAGGTATAATAACACGACCACCATAAAGACCATCCTCACAATATCCGATATTATGTTTTACAATATCTGCTCTCTTAATACCCCTCTTATTTAAATAGTGTAGGGCTTGATTATAAGATGGATTAATACCTTTTGGTTTAAAATATAATTGTTTGAATTCTTTTGGTAATTGTAATTTAGCTACATACTCCTCTTTGGAATCATATTCAGGCTCATCACCATATACATCCCTAACCTTATTCAAGTCCCTAATATCTACATTGAGTTTGCGAAGTAGAGAATATATACTCCTACCCTTAGAATCACATACCCAGCAGTGCCATCTTTGTGTATCTAAATTGATTTGAAGTTTCTTTTTATGGTGGTTACAAAATGGACAATGATGTGCCTGTTCATTACCCTTTAGGGATGAACCCACACCAAGTGTAGAGTCTAATATTGTGATTATTTGTAATTTATTTCTACCAGATAGCATAGTTTGGATATTAATACCACAAATATACGAAAATTATCTGATATAACCTAATTAATGGTTAGAATTCTTTACATCATAAAGGAAATCTGCTAAAAATTGTAATTTGTTAGCAATTTGTTCTCTTGGTATATTGTTTGATACCATTCCTTTAAGGTCTACTAATGATGCTGCTGCTATTTGAAGTGCATCATCTTTTGCGTTTAAATAAGCTTCGGAGATTCCGTACTTTTTAGCGATTTCAGGTATTGTCATAACTTTAGTTTATAATATCCCTACGGAAGAATTTTCCCATAAGGTTTTCGTTTATTGCTTGTTCGTTGGCAAGTACATCGTAATGAAACTGCCATTTAATTTCGTAATATGATAAGGATTTCTTTGAGAAGCAAAACTGAATAATCTCTCTTTCAAAATGTTCAGCGTTTCCAGCTTTAACTTCTGATTTAATCCATTCGTTTGATGAATAGTACTTTTCCCAATCAGATGCTTTTTTTACAACTCTCCTACGAGTCTTTCCTTTAAGGGGTTTCAATCTACGAGTTTGGGTGAGTTGCTTCTTACCTATATAGAATCTACCTGTTGGAGTATGTATCATTTTATAGACAAATCCAACTGCACCTTCGGGTGTATTTTCTTCTGTAACAATATTTCCGTTAAATTTCCAGCTCACTTACTTATTTTTTGCAGTATTAACCGAATCTGCGTATTTTTTAGATGGATTAAATCCTCCAGTTGTACCACCTATTTGTCCACCTCTTGGTTTTGATAAATCAGTTTTCATCAAATCCTTTGAATTTTGGAATGGTTGTTCTATACCAATCGGAGTTTTATCAATACCCTTAGTATTTGCTTGAGAATCTTTTGGTTTTTTAGTTAATAATAATTCTACTATTTTAGACATTTTTCTTAGTTATTTAATTACCTATAAATATAACACTATGTATCGAAACGAATAATAAAGTTTACTGGATAGTCTGGTAATGACTTTATTGGTTGTGGTAATTTTGCTACAGCTACCATATTTAATTCATCATCATATAATCCAATTGTAGTAATATATGGTGCTAAGTAAGAACCAGTTCTATCCAATGATGAACTATATTCATAATCAGCAAACCCACCCGTTTTTGTTGGGTCTAATGAAGAAGTAACTGTGTGTAATTTTATCTTGCCATAATCAGACCCATTAAAATCAACCGCAGATGGGTTTTGTGATACATTAAATTCATTTTCTAAAACTGAAATAAAAATTTCATTTTCATATATGGTTTTTGTAGAACGATAGTTTAATGTAAATTGATTTAAAACAGAACCACTAACTACATCTTTTGTTACAACAACCAAACCCCTATCATAGAATATATTACCTTTTATATTACTACCAGAATCTAATAAATTAGAGTATCCATCATCTGTATATGTTCTACTCAATGTTTCATCTTCTAAAATAACTGTACCTACCTTTATACCTTCCCCATAATATCGTTGTGGAATTGAAATTATAGCCATTTCATTTTCCAAAACTCTTTCATCGGTAGATGCATAAGATTTTCGTAAACCAACTTCAAATAAAGCAGATGCTGTTGCTGGGTTTGTGTAAAATTGTGCTTTAATTGATTCGTAAATTACTTTTTTATTAAACCCTTGACTTTTAGCGTCAGCATCTACATCAATAAAAGTATTATTTGGGTTTTCACCAAAAATAGGAAATATATCATTTTCATCTAAAGTCCATTCTTTATAAACTTTAATTGGTCTTGTTATAATATCCGATTTAGAAATTTCCTTTAACATCTAAGTTTTGATTTTATATAAATATTCTTTAAATAAAAAACCCCCATTGTATGTGGGGGTCTTTCATATTATATTATTTTCTAATTAGAATGATAATTTAACTTTTATTAAAACTTCCTTATCAAAAGATTTTACAATTGGTTGTGATGTTTTAGCCACCGCAATCAATTCGTTTGCATCGTTCAATAAACCTACAGTTGTAATGAATGTTTGAGGGTCAGTTTCAAATGTACCTTCTACAAAGAAACCATCCGCATCAATATATGTAGGATTGTTAGAATAGTTAAACTCTCTATTTGTTGCTCTTACGAAGAAATGTTGAGTAGAAATGTTTTCAGTTCTTCTTGCTTCAAAATCACCACCTCTACTGATTGCCTGGAGTAATCTATATTGATTAAACATTTCAGCTCCAGTTGAGTGAGATGGGGTTACACTACCACTCTGAATGATAGCACCATCTTTTGTGTAAATTGTTTGGTTTGCAATAGTACCTAATGTAGCACCAATTGCTTCAGCGTTAAGAACAATAATACCTCTATCAGGATAGAATGTACCATATCCTTGTCCAGTTGATGCATCGGTTGTTGTATTGATAGTTGCTTCATTTTCAGTTCCTAAATTTAAAGAACCAGAAACAACTTTAAATGTTCTACCACTTAATCCCAAATCATCACCAAATTTCTTACCACTATTATCAATGAATGTGAATGTACCATTACCAGCCGTTAATTTTAATGACCAGTTACCAGCATCCATTTTTTCTCTATATCTACCTCTAGCTACATTGATAATGTAAACTGCGTTACAATCTTGTAATGTACCAGCTGAATTTTGGAATGAGAATTTAGTATCTGTTGGGTCTAATAACATTGCTCTATATTGAGCGTAAGTTGCTTTAGTTGCTAAAAGTGCAGAATCATTAACATCTAATGTCATAGAACCACTTCCATGTACATGTCCATAAGCAATTGCAAATTGTACCTCTGCTGAATCGGAGTATGTTGTTGGATTATAATCATACACATTAGCGTAATAGTATCCGCTAGTTGCTGTTGTTTGTGCGGATGCTGTAAAGAATTGTGCTAAAGAACCAGAATCACCAGTCCATAAACCAGTAGTTACTACTTCCGTTTTTGCATTAACTTTATCAAAATCACCAAATCTTTTGTAAATACCAGTAGTTACACCACTTGTGTTTGAAGCGATTTGCTGACCAGCTGGTAATACGCTATTTAAAATAGATACAATTTGGTTTGTATCAACCGTACCAGAGTTTGCTAATGCTGCAATCTGGGCGGTTACGTTAGGGTCATTTATTAGTGCCATTATTTATGTCTTTTTATGCTTTATATGTTACTGTTACAGGTATAGTTTGAGAACCTCCAGTTTCGTTTCCATAAACTGTCAATGTAGTTGCTACATCAATTGTTAAGTTTGGATTTGGAGTGAATCTAAATTCTAAACCACTTACTACCTGTGCAGTTGTTGTTATTTCTTCACCTAAGAATACAGGAACACTACCTACTGCAGTTGCTCCTCTAGTCACAGTCAATGTACCAGCTCTTTGGTCGGTTAATACCACAGTGTATCCTGCGTTTGCGTTTCCAGCAGGAGAAGTTGTTGGTGTTAATCCAACACCACCTTCCAACTGATTTACAGCTATCGATGGTACACCCAATCTTACAGTTGGGATTTGTGTAGTTCCTTTTGGTAAAGTTACTAATTTATATCTTAATACTTGTGTTTCATCAGGAGATGCTTCCGTAATAGGAATAGCTCTGATTGCTGAATCATAGTATGCAGAACCCTTTGGATGTGCTGGTTCGTATAATGTATAATCAATCTCATCATCACCCAAAGCGAACTTTGAAATGTTTAAAGATTGACCAGATGCTAATTTTTGTCTTCCTTTTTTGGTAAGAATTGCATCTACGGTAATTTCGGTATTATCTAAATATGCCATTTGATATTGTTTTTAATGCTTTATTTCTAAAATAAATATAACCAATTAATATTTTCAATCTTAATCCACTTCAAGTATTGGTTCACCACTACCTCTACCAGTCTTAGCCACTCTAAGAACGTTAGGATTAGTTGTAAATGTTTCAACAGGACTCAATCCATCAGGTGTAGTTGCTAAAGTTTGCTGAGACCCTTTCCAAAATGAACGTTGCATTCCTTCACCCAATCCATTTACAAATTTATAGTGAGTTGGGAGGTATCCGTTGATAGGTGTTACCTGTACTATATCATTTCCAATAGATATACTTCCGCTAAAAGGTAGTAATGATACATAGTACTTATCTTCAAATGTAGTTGTTGTACTATATTTAACAGGACCCGATGTTGTGGCTGGGTATCCACCCGTTTGTACTTTTTTCTTTTTAGATTTAGTTTCTTTTACTAAAAATGCACTAACTCTACTTCCAGTAGTTTCAAGATTTCCAAATATACCATCAATAGTTCTATATACGGAATTACCACGTTTTGCATATAATCCATAACCTAAATTAGCTAATGAATTTTTATCCATTCCAATTTGAGTTGATGAAAATGAATCAACTTCTCCATATAAACTTTCTCCGGTAGGACATTCTATATTAACAGAACCTTGAGATGGATATGTAGGATATTCTGTTTCCAATATATCTACAAAATTGTAATCGATTAGTGATTCGTATGTTGGATTTGTACTTTCTAAAATAACACCATCGTTAGCATCAACAACACCATCAAAGTTATTTAAATTACTTTCTAATGTTGCTATCTCTTGTGCATTTAACTCACCTTCATTATAATTGAATGTAGAATCAATAGAAACATCATCAAATGTGGAAATTATACTATCAAAGTCATTTCTTTCGGATTCAGGCTTAGTCCATTTTACTTTACTTCTTTCCAAATAGTGAGGTTCTATTAATAAACCTTTAGATACTTTTGCTCTAGCAGGTGCTAAATCATCAAGTACATCAAAAAGAGATTTA